CTTGAGCACGCCGCTCTCAATGAAGTGAACATCCTTGTCCGCGATTGCCGTGACACTTTCCAAGCGGTTGTCGGCGGAACTCGCCTCAACGACCTTGGCGATTTCCAAGGGATCATCCGTGCCCAAGCTTGCCTCTCCTCGCTCCGCACGACCCGCCAATTTGTCACCATGCTCGAGCAATAATCGCACCACGATCAACCACAACCAATCCGAAACCATGAACCCTACCGAACAGCTTGCAGCCCGCATCAAAGCCGCGATCGACCTCACGCCCATCACGGCCAAAGGCAACACCAAGGAAGGCAAAGCCCAACTCGCCGCCCGCCGCAATGCCCTCGCCGAAATCAGGTGGGCGATGAAGGTGGCCAATTCCTCGGTTGACGTCTATTGCTGCCTCAAGGGTCTTGATTGCGACCTTACCTCCGACCTCGCCGAGGCCCAAGTCTTCGATGGCCGTGACAACGAGGTCCACAAGCTCCAATTTTGGTCCATCATGGTCGGTGAGCCCCTTGAGCTCGTCCTTCTCTAATCCAACACCAAACCAAGTCCCACACCATGAAACTAGAACTCGCCTTGCCAATGCCCCACGGGCTCCGTCTCAATTTCCTCGAGGTCGCCACCGACTCGGAAATCGATTTCCTCACCGACGCCCTCGAGGCCACATCCCATGAAGAGGACCGTTCCGAATACGGAGCCCGCCTCCGCTTCATGAACCGCTTGAAGATCATGCTCGAGGCCACTCCCGCCGAGCTCGAGTTCGAGGATGGGGATCCTTGCATTGAATTCCTCGCCATGGCCGTCGAGAAGCTCTTGATCGAGCAGCAGGAGGTTCTTGAAGACGAGCCCGACCTTGACTTCAATCAAGACGTCGCCGACCGCGTGGAAGTCGGCAAGGCCATCCTCGCCATCCTCCGCCCCGACAAATGATTTCCCCCTCCCCCCAAGACGGGTCGGCCCCCGACGGCCCGTCACCCTCTCCACAACCTCCACCACCGCATCCCATGAAGTATTCCCTTGCGATCATCCTTCTCGGCTTGGCCGCCGCCGTGACGGCCCTCGTGAAGCCGAGCAACCCCGATTCCTTCAAGCCGCTCCAAACGGCCGCCGAAGAAACCCGCCTCGAGCGTGAATACGTCGAGCAACTCCTCACCCAACGTTGAACATGAAAATGACACCCGCCAAGAAAGCCAAAGCCGATTTCCTCGCTTCGTTGCCGAGCCTCGGTTGGACCCAGCCTCCCGACCGTTTCGGCCACTACAAGATGACCGTCCTTGTCGAGGGCAGCAACCCTGTCCGCTCCAAGGTCGTCCGCCTCAAGATCCAGTCCAACAGCTGGAGGGTCGAGCACGAGATCACCATCCCCGCGACCCAATACAGTCCGGCCGAGAAGCGTTGGGTTTGCCTTCGTCACGGCTACTTCAACGACCCGAAAGCACCGAGTGCGAAAGTTCCGGCGTTCAAGGCATGACTTCCGCGTCATGAAGATCTTGAAATAAACAGTTTACGAATCACCTGTTCCAACCTACTCATGAGCTCGACCGTTCTGAATTCTTCCCCAAGCATCGGGGCGGTCGTGCCCGTGACTCTCATTGACGGCCAACTGGAAACGGCCCCGAAGTGTTTCCTCCCCAATCAACACTAAATACAACAAAACAAGATGAACACCAAGCAACTGAACGAAGCCAAGCTCACGACCCTCGTCGAATACCACAACGAGATCGCCGAAGGAGCGGGCGTCAAGACCGTGAAATCCTTCAAGGACCGCGAGACCGCCATCAAGCGTATCGGAGCCCTCAAGGAATCCATCAAGCTCGAGGCCAAGAAGAAAGCCGCCGCCGAGAAAGCCGCAGCCAAGGCGGAGAAGTCCAAGAAGGCCGCCAAAGGTGATGACCCGCTCGCCAAGCCGCCCGGCCGTCGTGGTGCGGTCGCCAAGTTCGACTATGAACCGGGTGAGCGTCAGGTCGCTCCGAGGCCGGGCACTCTCCGTGGACGTGCCTTCGAGCTCCTGCAGGTCGGCACGACTCCCGAAGAACTGGAAGACCTGGTCGTCAAGTTCTGGAAGGAGAAGGGACTCAAGCCCGAGGATCAGAAGATCGGCAAGCGGCTCCGTGCCCTCGAACTCGTCCGCCTGCTCCGCTACCAGAACGGCTACGGCTTCAAGCAGGAGGCCGACGGTTCCATCGTTGTGATCGGCGAGCTCGGCGGTTCCAAGCCCACTGCCGTGACCAAGAAGTCGAAGAAGGACAAGGCCAAGAAGGAGAAGAAGTCGAAGTCCGACGACGTCCTCTGATCCCCCTCCAACAACACACAAATCGGGGGACGGGATTCCAGTCCCGTTCCCCCATTCCTTCCCATGAGATTTGACCGTCCGCTTCTTTCCTTCAAGCACGCCTCGACCTTCCTGAAGGCCCTGAACGATTCCGGCGAGCTTCACCTCCTCGGACTCGGTCCGAAGCCCGCCACGGAGCCCACAGGAACCGGTTTGACCGACCAGGAGGAAGAGAACCTCCGCAAACGCACCTCGGAGCTCTACTCCCTGAACTGGAAGCCCCATGGGTTCGAGTCCTGGATCGCCTACGTCGGAAGCCTGCCTTGCACGATGACACTCCAGCAGATGAAGGCCGGAGCTTTCGCCCACCTCATGAAGGATGTCCCGTTTGAAGAGAAGCCGGACCTCAACGCAACCTACACCATCACCAGAAAACCGTGACCCCGAAAATCAAAGCCCTGCTCGCCTTCCTCAAGGCCATGGGATGCTCCGTCAAGGAGTTCCCCGATCACGCCATGATCAACTTCGATCGTGACAGCGAATGGACGGACATGCTCCGCAAAACCATCTGGGAATTCAAGCGGGTCCATCATGGGGTCGAGTGGTATTCCGAAACACCTTACTCCGGAGAAATCACATGGTGATCCTACGCACAAACAAGACCATGGGACGTGCCTTCTCCATGGCGAACCGGAAGCGTGGAGAACGACCGGGACTGATCCGTCGAATTCTCAACCGCCTTCAAGCCAGAGCCGACCTCGTCGAGCTGATCAAGGCGGAAGAAGCCTGGCGTGACATGAAGGAACCGGATTCCGACAGATTCCGGATCGAGGCCGCCCGGTTGCGGAAGAAACTCCGTGCGAAACATTTTCCTTAGACGCTGAACAAGACGCTTAGTGGGACATGTCGTCGGCACAGCAGCGTTGAAAGGAGGACCAGGTCCCCGGTGGGAAAGAAATTTCTCGCCGGGGGCTTTTTCTTATTCCGAAGCAGGCCACAGGCTTGTAGCTTGTTCCCTGTATGCCTTCGAACAAGTCCGACCCCACCATGAAATGGGTCCCAGCGAAAACTCTCAAGGCCGGGGACGTCATAGTCCTCCGGCAGCAACCGCCACTTCTCATGCCCGTGACGGGGATCAAGGTCCAGGGTGATCTTGTCCTCGTTGAGAACCCCCTCCATGGGGAGACACGGGCGACCCCCGACATGAAAATCAGAATCCAAACCGATGCAAACACTACTCGCCCTTAAACAACACGAGCTGCCCGTCAATGAGGCCCTCGTCCTTCTCTGGATCCTCAAGCATCCAGGGGCCAAGCAATCCGAATGGTCGGAAGCCTTCAACATGGGGTCGACGGTGTCGAGCCCGGTCGTGAGGCGTCTGGTCGCCAAGAAACTCGTCAAGGAGGAGACCGCCAAGCGTGTCGAAGCCGGAGCGGCCTTCAAGACCTACACTGTGACCGCCAAAGGGAAGTCCATCGCGGACACCCTCCACAGCCCGGTCAATTACATGTCCGACGTCAAGGACTTCCATGAGAAGTTTGGCCTGACGCACAACGACGGTCCGAGGTTCCTGCCGAAGGAACTCTCCGACCTGTCCATCCACTGCCTCAAGGAGGAGGTCAAGGAGTATGAGGACGCCGTGAACGAAGGCGACCTCGAGGGACAATTCGACGCTCTCATTGACCTCGTCTATTTCGCCTTCGGCCGGGCTTACCTCCACGGCTTCCCGTTCGCCCTCGGCTGGGAACGTGTCCATGGCAAGAACATGGAGAAACGCCGGGCCGCCAAGTCCAGCGAAGGCAAGCGTGGATCCATGCTCGACGTCGTCAAGCCCGAAGGCTGGACTCCTCCCGACCTCACCGACCTCGTCCGTCCCCAACCCTCAAAGCAATGAACAAGACGAGCCGACTAATTGACGCGACCCTTGCCCAGCTTGTCAACGCCGGAAAAATGCCCCGTGAAATCCGGGTGCAGGAGATGGTGACAATGCAGGAGATGGGCAACACCCTGGACGAGGTCAACAAGGCCGAGGAACGCGGGGACATGCCGAAAGGCGAACGGGCGAGGGCCGAGAAACTCGCCCTTGCGATCCTCAAGCTGACCCACACGGCCGGGAACGCCGGACTCCTCGCCATGGCGATCGCCGGGGCCATCACCCAAACCAGGCTCGCCATGGAGGAGTTCGGTGAGATCCTGGAAGCCATGGACCTTGATTGGGACGAAGAAGAGGAGGGCGAGTCGTGAGTGCCGTCTGCACTTGCGCCCACCCGGTTGTTGTCCCGGCGAAAGACAACGTCGGGGCCTACTGTTCCGCTTGCGGATACTGGTGGGACGTCCGCTATGGAAGCCGTGAACCGGGATCTTCCCCCAAGACCGAGGACGACTTGTCCCCAGCCGAAAGAAGGGTCCTCCTTCCCAACACAAGCACCGAGGAAATCGAAGCGGAGCTGATCCGCCGGGGACTCAAGAAAAGGCAGGGCCAGTTCCAGGCCGAACATGGCAAACGGATGGCCCAGCAGAAACAGAAGGCCCGCAACCGGGCAAAACGTCGAAACAAGTAATCTCATGCAACCAACACCAAAACAGAAAGAAACGAGGGTCTTCATTTTCGAGGGCCCTGACGCCGTCGGAAAAACGACATTGGCCAAGCACTTCGCCGCTTCCATCGGGGCGGTCTATTGGCACATGACGTGCACTTCCAAACTCGCCCCCGCCATGCTGGACTACCAGCTCAACGCGGTCGCCAACGCCAACGCCAACATCGACCGATGCTCGGTGGTGTTTGACAGGTTGTGGCCTTCGGAGCTTTGCTATGGCAAGGTGTTCCGTCCGGACACGATGATCAACCCCAGCGTGATCCGCGCGGAAATTTCCAAGCTCGATCCGGTCTACGTCTTTTGCTTTGACGAAAAGGGAGCCGAAGCCGCCGCCGACCGCCACGAGATCATGCTCGACTCCGCCCATCCCTACAAGCGCGAGGACTACCTCCGGGTCTACCGGGAATATGCCGAGCTCTACACGCTCATGGTCGAGGCCAACGCCAACATCGGCCTTCACGTCGAATCCCGTTACTTCGACGACCGCATCGTCGACCAGGCCGCGATCGACAACTACAACGAGGGGTTCTGCCAAGCCCTTGCCGCCAAGTATCTCCTCCCGGACCAAACCCCGACCGTTTCGCTCGATGAACTCCGCCAGTCCTGAAAACCCGCCGCACTACGATCCCTATGTCGGGATCGTCCGCACTTGTCTCGCGTTCGGCGAGTCCGTCCCCGACCGCACCGGAACCGGGACGAAAGAAATGTTCGGCTCCCTGATCAGCTACGACCTCTCGCTGGGCTTCCCACTCACGACGTTGAAGAAGACCAACTTCCATGCGATCCTGATCGAGCTGCTCTGGCTTCTGCGCGGTGACGACCACCTCGGTTTCATGCACGCCCATGGTGTCAAGCACTGGGACCCCTGGATTCCGAAAGACCAGCGCTTCGGTGAAGGCGGCCTCGGCCGTGTCTACGGCGTCCAATGGCGGAACTGGAGGGCCGCGAGGCCGATCACGTGCGGAAGCACTCCCGTCTGGAGCGTCCAAGCCGTGGACCAAATCAAGCAGCTGATGGAAGGCATCCGGAAAGACCCGCATGGCCGACGCCACCTTGTGACCTGCTGGAACCCCGGCGAGCTCGACCAGATGGCGTTGCCTCCATGCCACCTGCTCTTCCAGTGCCACGTCTCCGCTTCCGGGCGCCTGAGCCTTCAGGTCTACCAGCGCTCGGCGGACCTGTTCATCGGCGTGCCCTACGACATTGGAATGTATGCCATCTTGATGCACATGATGGCGGACAGCCTCGGCCTTGAGGTCGGCGTTCTGTCCTTCTGTTTCGGTTCGGCCCACGTCTACAACAACCACATCGACCTCGCCACCGAGATGGTCAAACGGGAACTCCGTCCGTTCCCCAAGCTCAAGATCAACTATCCCAATGGCGTCCCCATGGGGCTTGAGCATTGGAATCCGGCGTGGTTCAGTCTTGAAGGCTACGACCCCCATCCGTTCATGAAAGCCCCGGTTGCCGTTTGACCGGGACAACACCAACCCCGATGGCGGCCGGGCAAAGCCGCCGACTTCCCCGATGAAAAACCAACTCAACACACTGATGAACGCCGTCGAAGCGACGGCCCCCTACAACCTGCAAGTTCCGGCCCTTCAACGCCGTGCTTTCCACATCGCTTGCATCGACCTCGGCGAATTCCTCGAACGGTCCCGCAAAAGGGCTTTCTGGTCGGCGACCAAAGCGGCCAACACCCTCGGCGTGACCTTGCCACACTATCGGGACATGGAGAAAGGAAACCGACGCTTTCTCCTGATCCACGTCAAAGCCCTGATGAAGCACCCCGACTTCAAGAAGGCCGTTGTTTCCGCACCGCTTGCCAGGAGGTCCGCATGAAAGACTGCAAGCCTCTGTTCAAGCTCGGGAAGTCCGGACAAATCCAGACCTGGCGTGTCCAGCAGGACGGCGGCCGATACCGCTTTGTGCACGGCGTCATGAACGGGGCCATGGTGACCTCCGAATGGACAACCTGCAAACCCAAGAACGTCGGCAAGGCTAACGAGACCTCGGCCGAGGAACAGGCCTGGGCGGAGATCCAGTCCCGCTACAAGAAGCAGGTCGAGCAAGGCGGCTACGTCGACGAGCTCAAGTATGTCGGTCGCCACACCTATTTCGTCCCCATGCTGGCCAAGACCTGGCGGAGGGAGCCTTCGGTCCAGACCAAGTGGTGGAAAGACGGCGGGCTCTGGTCCCAGCCCAAGCTGGATGGAGCCAGGATGGTCCTCACGGCCTCCGGAGCCTGGAGCCGCAAGGGAAAGCCTATTCCCACCGCCGGACACATCCAGGAGGCCCTGGGGAGCATTTTCGACACCTGGCCGGACCTGGTTCTGGACGGGGAGCTCTACAACCACGAGCTCAAGGACGACTTCCCCCGGCTCATGTCGATCATCCGGAAAGTGAACGTTACGGCCGCCGAGATCTACGAGGCGACCAGGACGCTCCAGTTCCATGTTTTCGATTGCGCGGGGTCACATGGCCACTTGCCCTTCAATGAGCGCTTTGAATTTGTCCGGGAGGTTCTCCAGCCCCACCTCCTGGTCGGCGATCCCGTCCGGCTTGTCGAGACCGTCAAGGTGACGGGCTTCGATCACATCGATCAGGTCTACGAGTCCCTCCTCCTGCGCGGATACGAGGGGCAAATCATCCGCTCCTGTCCCGCCGGGTCCAGTTACGACGTCGGCCCGAACAGGTCCCGCCATCTTCTCAAGCGGAAGGAGTTCCTCGACAAGGAGTTCCGGATTGAGGAGGTGCTCGAGGGCGAGGGCAACAAATCCGGGATGGCCGGGGCAATCCGTTACCGCATGAGCAAGGTTTCCAAGTTGAAGAAGTGGGAGACGTTCAAATCGGGCTTGCGTGGCGACCGGGCGTTTCTCAAGGACCTCTGGAAAAGGCGCGAAGAGTTCATTGGCGGATTGGGAACCGTCCGCTTCCAGGGATACTCGCCAAAAGGAATTCCACGTTTTCCCGTGACCGTCGCGGTGTGGGAAAAAGACCGGACCTATTGATGGACCCCAACCCATACCACAAACCCGCCGGACATTACAAGCCGGAAAAGGCTCCCGAGATGCCCAAGCACCCAGGAAACCGTTTCCGCTTGATGTTCGGCCTTCCATTGCTTCCAGAACCAGAAAACACCATGAACAAGAGAATCAGCAAGATCGAATACGCCATGCGGATCGCGGAAGCGGCCGCGTGCCGGAGCGAGGATCCGTTCTACCAGGTCGGAGCCGCAGCCATGAGCGAGGATGGCCGGATCATCGCCACCGGATACAACGGCCTCCCGCCAGGCGTCCAGGCCAGTCCGTCCTGGTGGAACGACAAGGAAAAACGCAAGCCCTATGTTCTCCACGCGGAAACCAACCTCTGCTCCATGTTCAAGCGTGGGGAAGTCCAGGCCGTCTGCGTCACCTTGATGCCCTGCCCGGATTGTATGAGGGTGTTGGCCGCCCACGGCGTCAAGGAAGTCTATTTCCGGAAACACCATGAAGCCTCGCATGACTCCGTCGGCCTCGCCCAGTTCTGGGGAATCAAGATGCAGTGGCTGGATGGCGGGAACCAGAAACTCGAGCCGCCGAATCCACACCGGAATTTGAACGATCCGGACTGCTTTGGATCTGTTCTGAAGTTGAGCCCTTCCGCCCGCGCTGAGAATTGTTGCGAAGACTGCCCCTCTCTGGAGCGTTGCCGGAAATAAACGAAAATAGTTAATTTTCTTATTCCGAAGCGAAAGGCCCCCGGAATAATCTACGAACCTCCTCGTTGAGGACCCCAACAAACACGAAAATGAAAAAAGAAACTAACGCAGTGATTGAAGCCCTCGGAATGCTCGTGGTCGCCCTTGTGGCGCTCGCCATGGCCTTCGTGAAGGAAACCCGCATGGTCGCCCTCCCGTCCGCCGACAAGGATGATGACGATGATGACGCTGAAACCCCGGCTCAGAAGAAAAAGCGTCTTGCTGCTGAAAAGGCGGCCAAGGCCAAAGCCAAGGCGGCTGAAGAGGACGACGATGACGACGATGACGATGACACCGAAACCCCGGCTCAGAAGAAAAAGCGTCTCGCCGCTGAAAAGGCAGCCAAGGCCAAAGCGAAAGCCAAGGCGGCTGAAGAGGACGACGATGATGACGACGCGGACGATGATGACGACGCGGACGATGACGGCCCGACCCTTGAGCAGCTGCGCAAGGTCGCCAAGCCGCTCGTTGCCGACGGCCGCACCGCCGAGATCAAGGAGATTCTCGAGCCTTACGACGCCGAGACCCTCACCGAGCTCAACAAGAAGCACTACGCCAAGGTGCTCAAGAAGCTGAAAGCTCTGTAACCCCGGCCAATCCACGTCGGCTCGGGAAACCGGGCCGACGGTAGGATTGAGGGCCGGGCGGACTGTTCAGGAGGAGCTCTTGCTAAGCCACCTCGGAACGGCCCCGGTCCTCAATCCTGCCCCAACGGAAACCACCACATGATCCCCGTCAAGAAACTCCCGAAGCTCGGCCTTCAAGCGTCAAACGCCGAACGCTGGTCGACCTGCACCATGTCGCCCGGCCTGATCCTCGCCAACGCCGACAAGATCGAAGACAAATCCTCGGCCGCCGCCGATGAAGGAACCGAAGCCCACTTGCGGGCGGCCGAAGCCCTGGTGCTCGGCTACGACAAGAACGACTTTGGAAAGAACCACGAGATGGCGGGCTTCGTGCTCGACTACGTCACCTATGTCCTTTCCCACGCGGTCAAGGGCAAGCTTCTGGTCGAGCAGAACATCAAGCTCTTCTACATGGTCGACCGGAACGGCTTCATCGACGTCTGCATCCTCCACAAGGGCGGGATCATCATCATCGATTTCAAGTATGGCAAGGGCGTTTCGGTGGAAGCCGAGGAGAACAAGCAGATGATGATCTACGCACGCTCCATGATGGATCACCTTGAGAAGAAAAAGATCCGGAAGTTCAAAGCGTCGGAAGCCGTCGAGATGGTGATCTACCAGCCGCGTGTTTACGGGGAAGAGGCCGAACGCTATTGGCGGATCAACGTCGGGGAACTCCGCGAGCGAACCGACGAGATCGGTGAGATTGCCCACGCCATCCAGAAGCATCCTCATGAAGGCCCGCACTTGAAATTCGCCCCGAGCGACAAGGCTTGCCAGTTCTGCCCGCTAGCCGAGCACGCCCTCTGCTCCGCCTACACGGCCTGGATCTTGGGAGGCCTCCCGGTGGAGCCTGAAGAGGTCCTGCGGGCTCCGAAGAACGGAATCGAGCTTCCGGTCGCCGAGGTCCTCACGATCGACCAGTTGACCTCCCTGCTCCGTTCGCGGCCGCAGCTGCAGAAGCTCTTCGAGAGGGCCGAAAACCGGATCTTCCGTGCGCTGATGGCCGGAGAGAAAATCCCGGATTGGAAGCTGGTCGCCGGGAAGTCCAACCGCGTTTGGCTTGACGAGGACCGGACGCTCGCCCATCTCATGCAAAAACTGGACCCATGGCACGTCCTGGTCCCTCAACCTTTTTCGCTGGTATCCCCGGCGCAAGCGGAGACGCTCCTCAAGCGGATCCACGCAAGATCTGACTCCTATTGGAAGGAGTTCAGGAATATGATCGACAAACCCCCTGGCGGGCCAAAGCTCGCGCCGGAATCCGATCCACGGAAAGAGTGGACGGGTGAAGTCGGAGACGACCTCGCCAATGAGTTTGATTGATCCAACACCACAAAACGAGAACCCCACAACACCACAAAACGATGGCCAAGACAACAGGCGGAATCGACCCGCAAAAAATCAAGCTGAAAGCCGTTCGCCTCAGCTATCCACACCTTTTCGAGGCTCACGCCATGGACGGGGATGACAAGAAGAAGTTCTCGGCGTGCCTTGTCCTTGACAAGAAGAAGCATGCCGCCGAAATCAAGCTCCTCAACAAAGCCATGGGAATGGTCGCCGCCGCCAAGTGGCCCAAGAAGATCCCGGCCACCGTAAAATATGGCTTGCGCGATGGTGAGGAACGCGAGGACAAGGACGGCTTCGACGACACCGTGATGTTCCTCAACGCCTCCTCGGACAAGCGTCCTCCGGTGGTGGACAAGGACCTTTCGCCGCTGACCGCCGAGGACGACGTCATCTATGCCGGATGCTACGTCGACGCGACGGTCCGCATTTGGGCGCAGGACAACCAGTTCGGCAAGCGCATCAACTTCGCGCTCCGTGCGGTCCGCTTCGCCAAGGACGGCGAGGCGTTCGGACAAGCCCCGGTTGACGCCGAGGAAGAATTCGGTGACGATGTCGACGATGACGACGACGACAGCGTCCTGTGATTGATTTGGCTCTGCGAAAGCCCGGGTGACAGCGAGAGACAACGAGTCCGTCCGCAGCCCGCACAAGCGGCCCAACCATAAAGGCACGCAGACCCACCCCGGTCGGAGCAATCCGGCCGGGGCTTTCTGGGCATGGGGAACATCATCCATCTTGACTACGAAACCTATTCCGACCTTGACCTGAAGAAGGTCGGTGCTTTCCGTTACATCTCCGACCCGAGCGCGCAAATCCTGATGGCCGCCGTCGCCCTCAATGACGAGGAGCCCGTGATCTGGGTGCATCCCGATCATGAGTCAAAGGCCGTCCGGTCCGATCCGAGAGCGATCGAGATCATGCAAATGTGGGAGGATGACCCCAAGGTCCTGGTCTACGCCCACAACGCCCAGTTTGAAATGGCGTGCTCGAGATACCGGATCGAGAAGGACATTGGGATCACGCCGCCGAGGATCGAGCAATGGCGCTGCACCCAGGTCGTCGCCCGGAAAGCAGCCATCCCGCCATCCCTTGAAAAATGCGCCGCCTACCTCAACCTCACCCACCAGAAGGACAAGGGCGGACTTGCGTTGATCAAGCTGTTCTGCAATCCCCAGAAGATCACCAAGAAAAACCCCCACGTCCGGATCACCGGAAAGATGGAGCCCGAGAAGTTCAAGGCGTTCACGGAATACTGTCTGCAGGACGTCCGCACCGAACAGGGCATCTACAAGAAGCTCAAGCAGTTCGAATTGACGGGCACGCAGCTCGAGGCTTTCCTCTTCGACATGCGCCTGAATATGCGCGGGGTTCCCGTCAACCGCACCGCCCTTGTCCACGCCCAGCGGATCATTGACGAGGTGATGGCTGACCTGGGCGAGCGCTACAAGGAACTCACGGGCTGCACCATCAAGCAATATGTCGCCGTCGCCAAGTGGTTCAAGGCGAGGGGATACAAATGGAAGGGGATGGCCGCCGAGAACGTTGAAGAGGCCATGGCCGACCTTTCATGGGCGAAAGACCGGAAAACACGGGAGGCCATCAAGCTTCATTCGGAGTTGAGCTTTGCCGCCGTTTTCAAAGTCACCAAGATGCTCGTCTGCGACTGCGGCGACGGATGGGTCCGTGGCTGCTTCAAGTTTTATGGCGCTGGCACGGGTCGATGGTCGGCCGAGCTGATCCAGCCGCAGAACTTCAAGAAACCCAGCGAGCACCTCAAGAAGCACACCGAGTCAGCCATCGAAGCCATCCACAACGGGGCGAGCCGGGAGGAGATCGAGATCTGCTATGGCAACCCCCTTGACGTCTTGAGCTCGGCGATCCGGCATTTCATCTCGCTGCGTGACCGCTGGACCAAGAAAAAGAAGACCATGCTCCTGCAGGCCGACTATTCCTCGATCGAAGCCCGCATCGTCCAATGGCTTGCCGGGCAGACGGACGCCCTTGACCTGATCAGGGCCTACGACCGCCGGGAAAAAGGCGCTGTCGAGCCCTACGTCTACATGGCCATGAAGATCTGGCCGCATCTCGGCATTGAGGCCATCACCAAGGACAGCTTCGAACGTTTTGTCGGCAAGCAGGCCGTCCTCGGCTGCGGGTTCCAGATGTCATGGCAGAAGTTCCAAGCCACTTGCTTGAAATATGGCCAAGTAATCGACGACGACACCGCCCAGCTCGCCGTCTCGGCCTTCCGCAAGACCTACGACAAGGTGGCCAAGCTATGGAACCTTTTCGAGCGCGCGGCCCGCAACGCCATCCTTCATCCGGGCAAACTGTTCCACGCCGGGCCCAAGGTCAAGTTCATCGTGGTGGCCTCCGCCGGGCTTTCGTTCCTCGTCATGAAGCTGCCGAGCGGGCGCAACCTCGTCTACCCCGAGCCGATGATCGAGGCGGGCGGGAAGTTCGGCGATCAAATCACGTTCTTCGGCCAGATTCCCAAGAAATCGATCTGGGGCCGCATCTCCACTTATGGCGCGATGCTCGTGGAGAACGCGACCCAGGCGACGGCCTTCGACATTATGGCCAACGGCGCGGTCCAGGCCGACCGTGCGGGCTTCGAGCTGGTCGCCCTGATTCACGACGAGGCGCTCGCCCTGAGCTCGCCAGGACTCGATCTGGAGCGGTTCATCGAGGTCCTGACAACCCTCCCTGACTGGGCCGACGGACTTCCCATCGTGGCGGAAGGCGGGGTGATCCCCCACTATAAGAAATGATTCCAACGTCTATGAACCTCGAACACAATTTGCCATGCACATCTTTTCCCCTCACGACCCGGCCATCTGCTCACTGGACCGGAACCGCCTCAACCACTGGCTTGACAATTACCAGCGCCTCAACGAGGGCCTGGTCATGGATCAGTTCGACCTGGCGGACCTGCAGCGCCTGGTTCTCCTGGAACGCGAAGGCAAAAACAGAAGGCCACTCCTCCGACGACTTGTCGGCCGCATTATTTCGGCCGAAAGGCGGAGACTGTGGAAAGCCGTCCTCGGGGAAGAAGCGCCTTGAATCCGATGTTGAGAAGAAAATCCTGCGCAAGGCCAAGTCGATGGGGATGCTCACCTACAAGTTCTCCTCCCCGTCAAAACGCGCCGTTCCGGACCGCATCTTCATTGCGAAGACCGTTTATGGAGCAAGCGTTGGATGGCTTGAGGTCAAGCGCCCCGGAGAATATCCGACCCCCCTCCAGGAGCGCGAGCTCCGGATCATGAGAAAACAGGGCTGCCTCGTGGCCTGGACAGACAACCTCGACGATGCGACGCACTTCCTCCAAGTTCTTCAGGCCTCTTGAACACCAGAAGCTGATCCGGAAGCACCTCCATTCCCGGAGGCAAGCCCTGGTCTACGCCGGATGCGGGTTGGGGAAGACCGCCTCCTGCCTTTCCGTCGTGGACGACCTTTTCACCGATTGCGCTTTGAAAGGCGTCCTGGTCGTCGCCCCCCTCCGCGTGGCCAACCTCACCTGGCCCGCCGAGGTCGAGGAGTGGAAACAGTTCAGCTGGATGAAGGTCGCCAACCTGCGGACACCCGAAGGCCAGGCGGCTTTCCGGCGCGGCGCAGCCCACATCTACGTGATCAACTACGAGTCCCTCCCCAAGATCCTCGGAATGCTGTTGAAGGGCAAACGATTCAAGACGTGGCCCATCGACCTGGTGATCTGGGACGAAGTCTCGAAAGCCAAGAACCCGAAGTCGAAGCGCATCCGGGCTGCCAAGTATTATCTCTGGAAGATCGAGCGCCATTGGGGACTGACCGGAACCCCTGCGGCCAACGGCCTCATGGACCTCTTCGGGCAAGCGCTCCTGATCGATCGCGGGAAATCCCTGGGAACCTCTGTGACGGCCTACAAGCTGCGCTATTTCGAGCCAGTCGACTACCAGGGGCGGAAGTGGGAACCGCAGGAGCATGCCAGGAAGTCCATTTACAAGCGGCTCAAGGACGTCGCCATCAGCCTCAAGGCGAGCGACTGGCTCGACATTCCCGACATAACCGAGGAGGATCACGAGCTCGCCCTTCCGGCGGTCGCCAAGGGGCAATATGACAAACTCAAGAAAGAGCTCCTGCTCCTGCTCGAGTCCGGTTCCGAAGTGGTGGCCGTCAACGCCGCCGTCCTGGTCAACAAGCTGCTGCAGGTGACCTCCGGCGCGGTCTACGTCGAAGGGGACAAGAAAGTCTGGGAACCCGTCCACCAGGCGAAGATCCAGGCGGCCGCCAAGATCGTGAAGGACAACGGAAGCCCGGTCCTGGTCGCCTGCTATTTCAAGCACGAGCAGGAACGCCTCGCCAAGGCCATTCCCGGCGCGGTCCTGTTCTCGTCGGCCAAGACCCATGCCCAGCAGAAGGAACTGGTCGCCCGGTGGAATGCCGGGAAGATCAAGGCGCTGATCGCCAACCCCAAGTCCATGGCCCATGGGCTCAACATGCAAAAGGGCGGCTTCACGGTCCTCTGGACAACCCTGACCTGGAGCCGGGAGGACTATGACCAGCTCAACGCCCGCCTCTGGCGGCAGGGCCAGGAGGACTGCGTCAAGGTGATCCGTCTGGTGATGCCCGGAACGGTCGACGACGCGGTCGCTTTCGCCCTCCATTCCAAGCATGAGGAGGAGGCTGCCCTGTTCTCCGCCCTGTCCGCTTTCCGCCGCCTGGTGGCCTGACCAGGATCAATTCTGGCCTCTTGGGGCCTTCCTGCAGGTAGATTGCAAGGCATGGGCGCCTCCGGACTCCGCCTGGTTGATCCTGGTGAGAATCCGGGGCCTACGGGATGACCGCCTGGGCGCTCATGGCCTCTTCCGTGCCCCATTCGTCCCTGGTGGCCACCCTCCAGTAGAGGGGACGCACCGGAGCTGCCAGGATCGCGTCCAGGACGGTTCTGGTGGCCACCAGGTTGCCGGGCCCTGGGGTGAAACCGTCCGTGGTGGAGGCGTAGACATGGAACTCCTTGAGGTCGTCCTCGTCGACCTGGCTCCAAGAGACCGGGTAGTTGCTGCCCGTCGGGCTGCCGACCGTCAAGCCCGTCGGCGCGGCCGGGACGGGGTTGGTCCTGGTGATTTCCGAGGACAGGCTTTCCCCTCCCGCGTTGTAGGCCTTGACCTTCACCTTGAAGACCCGGACGTTGCCGCCGGGATAGTCCTCGATGAAGTCGTCAAAGGAGTAGTTCAACGTGAGCGCGGTCCCGAGTTCGACGATCCGCAGCAAGGTGGTTCCATCCGACAGGTAGACTTCGGCGTTGTAGCCGAGCGCTCCTGTCTGGGCGGCCCATTTCGTGACGCAGGTCATCCCCGTGAAAGCGGGTTGCGGATCGTTGAAGACCACGGCGTTGGGGACCGGGATATTGGATCCGACAATGAACTCGTTGGAGACAGTGTAGATCACGTTGCCATTCAGCGCGAACGGGGCGACCCGCACCTTGACCGGACCGGGGTTGACGACCAGCTGGACGGGAGGCTGCGAGTAGTTGCCCACCGGGTTCCAGGTCACGCCGTCGTCGTAGGAAGTCTGGAGCACGTAGGACGCGGCTCCCGGAAGGGGAGGCCAGTCGACGAAGATCTTGTCCTCGGCGTCGGGAACCGCCGAGATGGTGATGGAACTCACGGCCGGATTGGTCCTGTTGCGGATCACGCTGACCGGAATGGCGTCCACCGTGGTGGCGTCTTCCCAGTCGTAGCTTTTCGACGTGTAATTCACACAAGTGATTTCAACGGTCTTCTCGTCCATCGGCTTGATGGAAACGACCTTGCCCATGAAGCTCCACAGGTCGGCCACCCCGAAGGCGTAAAGCGGCGGGACTCGGTCCGGGGAAAAGTCCAGGGTGACGCTGGGGTCGGTCGCCAGGACCACTTTGTTGGGGGCGCTTCCGCGGGTCACCGTGATGGGACTGCCGAGAATCGCGCCGTCGTCTCCCCGGATGGCGATCTTGTGGACGATGTTGTCGGTGGCGAAGACGACCTCCTCCGAGAGGGTCATCACGTTGGTGGAGGGGTTGTAGCCCATGATCATCCCGCCTTGTCCGACGCGGATGGTGTCATGGGCGATCGAGATCAGGTCCAGATAGGTCGGCAGGTGGCCTTCGAGTCCCGTCTGGAAAGTCACGGTCGTCCGCTGGTATTCACGGCGCGAAAGAATGTAGAGCCCCTCCTGGTAGGCCTTGTTGCGGTTGGTGCAGCCCGGGAATTTGATCCGGTCCAGGTTGAGGCCGTCGCGGCCCGGGAGCACACAGGTGACTTCACGGGGTTTCCAGGTGTCGTTGTCGGTGTATTCCACGACGATCCCGTCAAAGGGCTGGAACTCGAACAGGCGCAGCTTTTCCGTGAGCGTTCCCTTCACGATGTTGTGCTGGTTGAACACGGCTGACGGAAGCGTCTGGGCCTTGTCCCGCACGGCCGTGATCAGGGAACCCTGCGGAATGGGGACGCAGCGGCCGACTCGCATGATCATCTTGGCCGCTTCCCACACCGTCATCGGCTGGTCAAACACCCAGTCGAACCATTGGTTTTTGGCCTCGAAGATCAGGGAGAGGTCGTAGATGGCTTGCATGTCCAGGAAAGACGTCGAAAGCTTCGCGCCATACTCCGAACGGAACACGTCGCAGAAGGCCCAGGCCGGATTCCTGGTGGCGACCCTGGTGGCGCTCCATCCGTCGACAGGGTCCCAGGTGCGGAGTTTCCGGGTCACTTTCAGGTTGAACGCCTTGGAGGTGTTGTCGTTGAGGTTGTTGGTCGCCAGGGCCACCATTTCCACCAGTGTGACCTCGCCGAAGTTGTTGTGCAATTTGGCGTAGCCCTTCACCGATTCCCAACGGGCCTGGCTCGAGATCTTGACGCTGTCCGGCTTGTCGGTGATCCGTCGGCCGCGCACCTCGTATCGGCCGAGCGGGACCGCCTGGTTGAAAGTCACGCGTTGCGGCGTGTTGTCCGAGCGGGTGATGGTGGGATAGACCAGCTCGGTCCAGGAACCGATCGCGCCGCCGAATTCACCGATTTCCCGGTATTCGAACTCGAGTTCTACCGCCTGGGATTCGAGCTTGCCCTTGCTGCTCATTTTGTAGAGCCCTTGCGGAAAGCTGACGTCGATCCCGATGCGCTTGATGGGGTTGTCCCATTCGTTGAGCGTGAAAGGCCCTGACCATCCGGTGTATTCCTCCTCGTTGGGGCCATAGAGCTCGATGTTGTTGACTTCGGAGGCGGTCACGACGTTTGCATGGATCAGCTCAAGGTCGCCTCCGGGCTGCACAACGTTGATCTGGACCTCGTCGAAATCCTCGACAGGGGTGTCGTCAAGACGCATGTCATCGATTTCAACACGGCCCTGGCCGAGGCAGAAAAGGGAATACTGGTATTGGTCGTTGCCCCGATATTCGGAATAGGGCCGCGTGATGAAGGTCGGCCAGATTCTGCATTTGCCGTAGACGACCTCGATCGGCTCGTTGGGACGGAAGCGGTTTGTCTGGCCCCGCAACGTGTAAACGGAATCCGGACTGACCGTCTGGTCCTGCGGGATCTTGGGGTCGGGCATCAGTGTGACCGCCACCACGGCGACCACCACGGCGACGATGGCGATGATCAGCGTCTCGATTCCCTGGGGCAAGGTGACAAACGCCAGGACGTCGTCCTCCTCGAGTTTCCTGGTGTCCCAGAACTTCCGCAGGATGGCCTGGCCGTTGAGCTGGCAGATGGTGGGCTGCTCGAATTCCTCGAAGTCCGGTCCATAAGCCTCACGAAGCCATTCGCGGATGGTCTGGCCCTTGATTCCCGGCGCGCGCTGGAGATCCTTGAAAGGCTGGAAGGGGTTGCTGATGACGACGACCTGGATCATGGCGTTTGGAGTTTGTAGAATGAGAGGTTCTGCATTCCGAGGGAACGCATCGAGATTCGGTTCTGGAATACAACGCCGGACTGCTCCATTGAATGGAGGACCCCGCCGTCATCGACCTGGAGCCAGATTCCAACGTGGTGAATCCGGCGGCCTGAAGAAATGCCGACAGCGCAGAAGTGTTCGGGCGTTTTGATCCGGCTCCAGGTCGTGTTGGTTTCGCGCTTGATTTCCCGCATCACCTGGAGGGCTCCCATCTCCTCGATCCCCGGAAAGAACGGAAGGAGGATGCCGCGACGTTGTTTGTAGGCATAACGCAGCAGGCCCCAGCAGTCGAACTGCTTGGGACCATCCGCGCCCGATTTCCATGGTCGGCCGATCAGGTCGAGACAGAAAACGGTGTCGAGGTTTTCAACGGATTTCATAGGTCGGGGAAACGGTTCGAGGTGTAGCCCTCGGTGGGGAATTTGAGGTTGAGGAAATCGACGGGGTCGGCCCGGCCGGAAACCTGCGCTTCCGAGATGGTGATGTCGAGAAGGAAAAGACGCAGAGGCGGGTCCATCATCGGCGTGTCCGGGTCGGTCGACAGGTAAGGCCGGAAATACACCTCGACGGGAGCCGGGGAAGTCGCGGCCGCACGGCAGAAGTCGGATACGCGGTTGTTGGTGTTGTCCATGACCAACGTCAGCTCCTGAAGCCCGCCATCATCGGTGGCCGGAAGCTTGAAGTCGAAAGCGCAAGCCCTGAACGTCACAAGCTCGCCAGTCTCGAGGCGGAGCTCGCGATGGAAAAACCCCTGCACGAGATACAGGGGCTCCGACATGTATTCACTCCGCAGCTCGATGGTATGGATATGGGAGACGGCCGCCGGAGCGGTCGCATAGGCTTCTTTCAGCGCTTCTTCAAGATTCGGGTTCATCTTTTTCGGGGAGTTCGAACGGGACGACGCAGGGCCGTTTCATTTTGCGGACCATCATCCTCATGGCCGCTCCGGAGTCATTGATCGCCCTGGTCCCCTCCTTGGTGAGGTTCTCAAGCCGTTTCGCATGCTCGTTCATGTTGTTGAGCATTTCCAGTTGGAGCTCGTTGTTGCGTTGGAGAAGCTCCTTGCGCTCGGCGGCCGAAGCGACTTCGCGGTCCAGTCTTTCCTTCTCAAGCCTGGCGTGCTCGGCGGCCAGCAGGTCCTCACGTTTCTGACGTTCTTTCTGGACGACCGCCTCGCGGGAAGCGGTCCACCGGGCGAGCA